ACTTAACTGAAAACACTAATCTTTATCATACCACTGCACGTGCAAGAGGTGCTATATCGGTAACCGATGCGGGTGGAGATGGAAGTGCATCCTACAATAGTACTACAGGTGTAATTACCTATACAGGGCCGAGTGCATCTGAGGTAAGAGCGCATCTGACTGCGAACAAGGGTCTAAGTGTATCCTCTGGTGAGTTCAATATAGACTCTGCAAATGTTAGAGGAATGTTTAGTGCTTCAGGTGACCTAAGTTACAATAGTGGTACAGGACAATTTAGTTTCTCTGATTCTGCACAACATACTTCTGCACAAATACGTGCAATGTTCTCAGGTTCAACTGGTATTACTTTAAATGGTACTACTGGTGCAATATCAACAACCGATGGAGATATCGTTCATGATAATCTATCAGGATTTGTTGCAAACGAACACATAGACCATACTTCAGTTACCTTAACTGCGGGAACAGGTTTAACTGGTGGTGGCACAATCGCTGCTTCTAGAACTTTCAATGTGGTTGGTGGTAAGGGTATTATTGCAAATGCGAATGATATCCAAGTTGACTCCGCAAACATCAAAGGTATGTTTAGTGGTGGTACAGGTATCACATATAGTAATGGTGCAATCTCTACTACAGATGGAGACATTGTCCACGATAACTTGAGTGGATTCGTAGCGAATGAACACATAGACCACAGTGGTGTAACAATGACTGCGGGTACTGGTCTTACTGGTGGTGGTACTATTGCTGCTACTAGAACCTTCAATGTTGTGGGTGGTAAAGGTATTACCGCAAACGCAAACGATATTCAGATTGACTCTGCAAATGTCCTTGGTATGTTCTCTGGTTCAGGTGACCTTTCATACAACTCAGGAACAGGTGCATTCTCATTTAGTGAGACATATTCAACTGCCGCAGAATTGATGACCGCACTAAAAACAGTTGATACAAACTCAAGTGGTTTAAATGCAGACTTACTAGACGGTCAACAAGGTACTCATTACAGAATAAACGTTTACAATAACGCAGGCACGTTGTTAAACTAAGGATAAATAACTAGTATGGCATATAGTAGAATAAATAGTAGAAGCGATTTCATAGATTACTGTCTGCGTAGACTGGGTCACCCTGTCATCGAAATAAACATAGATGATGGACAATTGGATGACCGTGTCGATGACGCATTACAACTATTCAATGAATATGTTGGTGAAGGTTCTCATAGAGTATATCTTCCAGTAACAATCACTTCGGATATGACAACAAGAGGATATCTAGATTTTGATTTAGATACAACTGGTGTTAGTAATGCAAATGACATTTTAAATGTTGTTCGTGTATTACCTATCAATAGTGAAAGTGGTAGTTCAAGTTTCTTTGATGTTAAGTATCAAATGCGTCTCAATGACATGTGGGACTTACAGACAGGTCTATCTGACATGGCATACTTTGAACAGATGCAACAATACTTATCACTTGTTGATATGAAAATGACAGGACATCCCCAGATACAATACCAGAAGGCAAACAATAAACTCCACATCTTTGGTGACATTGGTGCGGGAAGAGACCTTAAAGCTGGTATGAAAATTTTAATTGAAATGTATATGGCAACCGATATCAATGGTAATGGTAAAGCATATGATAACATGTTCTTAAAAGAATATGCAACTGCATTAATCAAAGAACAATGGGGTGCAAACCTAATTAAATTTGAAGGAATGGTATTGCCAGGCGGTGTACAACTTAATGGTAGACAAATTTACGAAGACGCAAAACAAGAAATCGAAGTAATACGTCAAAGAATATATAATGAATATGACACACCACCAGATTTCTTTATGGGATAATTAGATGGCAACGAACCCTTATTTTAAACAAGGTGTTAAGTCTGAACAATCAGTATATGAGGACATCATAATTGAAGCCCTCAAATTCTATGGACAGGACGTATATTACCTTCCACGAGAAATCATCAACAAAGATAAAGTCTTTCTTGATGACGTACCGTCACGTTTTGGTAATGCATACAAGATTGAGATGTATATTGAGAACACCGAAGCGTTTGAAGGCGAGGGTGACCTATTTACTAAATTCGGTATCGAACTAAGAGACCAAGCAAACTTTGTTGTTTCAAGAAAAAGATGGAAGACTTTGGTTGGTTCTCGTTTAGAATCATTAAACTTCCGTCCTCGTGAAGGGGACTTAATCTATTTGACACTATCTCAATCTATATTTGAGATTCGTAGGGTAGAGACCGAAACTCCATTCTATCAACTAGCAAATCTTCCTACATTCCGTATGCAATGTGAGTTGTTCGAGTATAATGATGAGGATATGGATACTGGGTTTGCTACAATTGATAATATAGAAGCAGAAGCAGCATATCAAGTTGAATTAACACTGGACTCTGCGGCAGGATTCTCTATTGGAGAAACAGTTACTCAGGCATACGATACGTATAACTTAACAGGTGAAGTTACTAGATGGAGTGACTCAGATGGTATCTTACGACTTGCACATGTTGGTGCATCCGATGGGAAGTTCCATCAATTTGGAACAGGGGTACAAGTAACTGGTGGTACGTCTCTTGCGAAAGCAACACCGACATTTGTTGATGAGTTGAAGGCAATACAAGCAGATGCACAAAATAGAATCTTTGATGACTTCGAAGCAGACTTCCTTGACTTCTCAGAGAGTAATCCATTCGGAGATATATCATAATGTTTGGTACATGGTTTTATCATAAAAGAGTAAGAACTGCGGTATCCGTATTCGGTTCTATGTTTAATAACATATACGTGTTGAGACATGATAGTACAGGAAAAACTATCTCTCAAGTAAAAGTACCATTGTCATATGCACCTAAGAGAAATTTTATTGCACGTCTTGATGAGATGAAAGCGGGTGAAGATGGGGAACGTAGAGTTGCAATTAAACTACCTCGTATGTCTTTCGAGATTACGAGTATGAATTATGACGCACCTCGTCAATTACCTAAAACAAATAATGTATCTGCGGTTGTGTCTAATAGTGTTACTGCAAGACGTAAACTATATACTTCGACACCATATAACATTGGATTCCAATTAAACATATATGCAAAATCACAGGATGATGCATTACAAATTGTAGAACAAGTTTTACCATACTTTGCACCACAATATACCTTGACAATCAAACCATTTGCTGATATACCTACCTTGACCGAAGATGTTCCAGTAACACTTTCTGGTGTATCCTTTCAAGATGACTTCGAAGGTGCAGTTGAACAACGTAGGACAATTATATATAGTTTAGAGTTTGAAATGAAGATTGCTCTATACGGGCCAGACGCTAATAAAAGTATTATTCGTGATGTGCGTAATAATTTATTTAATATGCAAGCAGGATTACAAGATAGTGACATGTATATAAAAACAATAAAAACTACACCGAATCCTACTAACGTAAGTGCAGATAGTGATTACGGATTTATTGAAACTGATTTGGATAGTGCATAATGAGTGATGAAAAACGAATAAAAGATGATTACGAATACTCTCGTGATACCTACTATGAGATACTAGAAAATGGTAAAGAGAGTATGCAATTAATGATTGAAGTTGCAAGGGAGAGTGAACACCCCCGTGCGTTTGAAGTGTTGTCTACCATGATGAAAAACATGGCAGATGTGAATGATAAGTTGATGGATTTGAATAAGAAGAACAAAGACATAAATCAGAAAGAAGAACTTAAACAACTGGGTAACACCACAAACAATCTATTTGTAGGAACAACTACAGACTTGCAGCGACTTATACAGAATGAAAAACAAGTAGTAATAGATGCAGAATCAGAATCCGAATGAATCATATCTTGGCAATATAAATGTCAAGCGTGATGGAGTTCAACACAATTTTACAGAAAAGGAAATAACAGAATACTTAAAGTGTTCTAAAGACCCTGTATACTTCTGTAAGCAATATCTAAAAGTAATCTCTTTGGATGAGGGTCTAGTTCCCTTTGACTTGTATCCATATCAAGAGACAATGTTCGAACACTTCAACAATAACCGATTTAGTATCGTCCTTGCATGTAGACAGTCTGGTAAATCAATTAGTTCTGTAGGATATATTATTTGGTTTGCTTGTTTTCATAGTGAGAAAACCATTGCAGTACTTGCCAACAAAGGTGCAACTGCAAGAGAGATGTTAGGTCGTATCACACTCATGTTAGAGAACTTACCATTCTTTCTACAGCCAGGCACTAAGGCACTCAACAAAGGTTCAATAGAATTTAGTAATAACTCCCGTATCATTGCTGCCGCAACCTCTGGTAGTTCTATTCGTGGTATGTCCGTTAACTTACTATTCCTAGATGAGTTTGCGTTTGTTGAAAATGCAAATGAGTTCTATACATCCACCTATCCAGTAATTTCTGCGGGTAAAGATACAAAGGTTATTGTTACATCTACTGCAAATGGTATCGGTAATACGTTCCATAAGATTTGGGAAGGTGCAGTTCAGAAGGTAAACGAATTCGTTCCTTTTACAGTTAATTGGTGGGACGTGCCAGGCAGAGATGAGGAATGGAAAAGACAGACAATATCAAACACCTCTCAGTTACAATTTGACCAAGAGTTTGGTAACACCTTTTATGGAACAGGTGATACACTAATAAATGCCGAGACATTATTAGGGTTTAGGGCATCAAACCCTCTAGAAGTTCTAGAAGGGGCTGATTTGTTAATATATGAACGTCCAATCAAAGACCATGAATATATCATGACTGTGGACGTATCAAAGGGAAGAGGTCAGGATTATTCTACGTTTAACGTAATCGACATTAGCACGAGACCGTTCAAACAGGTTGCTGTCTATCGCAATAATACTATATCTCCAATACTCTTTCCTAATATTATATATAAGTACGGAAATCTCTATAATGATGCATATGTGGTAATTGAGTCTAATGACCAAGGTACACTTGTATGTCAAGGACTGTATCAAGACCTAGAGTATGAAAATATTCATATGGAATCTGCAATTAAAGCAGACCGTATTGGTATTGAAATGAATAGAAAGGTTAAACGATTAGGTTGTTCTTCTGCAAAAGACTTATTAGAAAGTAATAAATTATCAATTGTAGATGAACATACCATCATGGAAATCTCTACTTTTGTATCAAAAGGACAATCTTTTGAAGCATCTGACGGTAATCATGATGATTTAATGATGAATATAGTTATGTTCGGATACTTCTGTTCATCTCAATACTTCACTGATATGACAGATATCAACTTAAAAGAGATGATGTTTGCACAAAAAATGAAAGAAATTGAGGATGATGTGCCTCCTGTAGGGTTCATTGATGATGGTTTAGAAGAAGTGAGACAAGAAGAAATACAGAAAGAACACGGTTGGCATACCTTCGAAGGCACTGGACTAGGTGTTGAAGAATGGTAAATGTATAAATAAAGGTAAGTGAATATAACCGTATTATGATAACTTATAATTAGAAAAACTAAAGGAAAGAATTATGGCTCTTTTTACACCCTCTGCTTCTCCTGCTGTAACAGTTAAAGAAATTGATTTAACGGGTGTTGTCCCGAACGTTCAAACTTCAACTGGTGCATTCGTGGGGAATTTCGGTTGGGGGCCAGTAGGCGTTGCTACACTAGTTTCAGATGAATCTGGACTTGTTAGCACCTTCTCTGCACCAACTGACGATAATACGGTAGATTTCCATTCTGCTGCTTATTTTTTAAGGTATTCCAACTCCATGTACGTAGTACGTGAACAGGATAGTGACGGCAAAAACTCCGTTGCGAACCATACCTCATTAGGTACATTAACTGCACAAACAGTTAACAACCTAGACGCATTCGAAGACTTATCAATTGATAGTTCTGACGGTGCTTTCATTGCCAAATATCCTGGCTCTATCGGTAACTCTCTGAAAATCTCCATCGTGGGAACAGACAGTGCTAATGGTAGTTCAGTCAACTTTAATAGTTGGGCATACAAAGACGATTTTGACGGAGCGCCTGGCACTTCTTCTTTCGTATCTGCACTTGGTGGGTCAAATGACGAAATCCACGTTGCAGTTATTGATGAAGACGGTGAAATTTCGGGTACTGCGGGAACTGTCCTTGAAACATTCCCATACTTATCTGTTGCAAAGAACGCTAAAGCATCCGATGGTTCATCAAACTTCTTCAAAGAAGTATTGAAGATTCGTTCCAATTGGGTATATGCGGGAGACTTCCACTTATCTGGTGATTCAGATGGTGTGGATGATTTTGCACACTCAACTTGGGGTAACAATGCAACTACTGCTGGCGAAGACTTCAAAACTAATCAAAACTTCTCTAACACACAAAGCACTTGGTCATTCAAAGCTGGTGTTACATCAAGTTCTTTAGGAACTGATGATATCCTTCGTGGATACGACAAGTTTGAAGACAAAGATAATATCGAAGTAGACTTCCTTATCGCTCCAGAATCATTGTCAAACACCGCTGCTACTACAATCGTAAATGATTTAGTATCAATAGCGGGAACAACTAGGAAAGATTGTGTTGCAGTTGCATCACCTTCTCGTAATGCTGTAGTTACTGTAGGCACCAACGTTGGTGTTCTTGCAAATAACAACACATACACGAAGTCTTCCTACTTGGTACAAGACAACAACTATCTGAAAGTATTTGACAAGTATAATGACAAATACATTAAGATTCCTGCCGCATCATCCACTGCGGGTCTCATGGCTGCAACTGACTTAGTCGCTGCACCTTGGTTCTCCCCTGCTGGGTCAAGACGTGGTAGATATCAAGGAATCACAGATATCATATTATCTCCGACAAAAGCTGAAAGAGATGCATTATACAAGGCTGGTATCAACCCAATCGCAAATATTCCAGGCGAAGGCATTATGCTCTTCGGTGACAAAACTAACGAATCAAGACCTTCTGCATTTGACAGAATTAATGTTCGTAGATTGTTCCTTGGAATTGAAAGAGCGATTGCAATAGCAGGACGTAATGTAATGTTTGAATTCAATGACGAGTTTACTCGTGCAGAGTTCGTAAACATTGTAGAACCGTTCTTACGTGAGATTCAAGGTCGAAGAGGTATCACGGATTTCCGTGTTGTCTGTGACGCAACGAATAACACGCCTGCTGTGGTTGACCGTAATGAATTTATCGCTTCTATCTTTATTAAACCCGCACGTTCTATTAACTTCGTAACATTGAATTTTGTTGCAGTTAGAACTGGTGTTGAGTTTGATGAAGTAGTTGGCACAGTATAAGGAGTAAAGGAAAATGGCAATTTTAGGCGTAGATGATTTTAAATCAAAACTCAGAGGGGGCGGAGCTCGTCCCAATCTGTTCAAAGCGACTGTCAACTTTCCAGGCTATGCGGGGGGAGATGTAGAACTTACATCTTTCCTTTGTAAGACTGCACAGTTGCCAGCATCCGTAATGAACGTAATGGAAGTTCCTTTCCGTGGTAGACAATTAAAAATGGCGGGTGACCGTACATTTGAACCATGGACAGTAACCATTCTCAATGATACAGATTTCTCAATCCGTAATTCTATGGAAAGATGGATGAATGGTATCAATGCTCATCAAGCTAATACTGGTCTAAGTAATCCTACTGATTACCAAGCAGACCTAGTTATCGAGCAGTTGGACAGGGGTGGTGATACTCTCAAGACGTACAACTTCCGTGGATGTTTCCCAACAAACGTCAGTGCAATTGACGTAAGTTACGAGACTGTAGATACTATTGAAGAATTTACAGTTGAGTTCCAGATTCAATACTGGGAATCCGACACCACTAGTTAATCTAGTTATATATAAGGGGGTAGGGAATAATCCTTACCCCTTTATTATGAGGTAAAAAATGGCAGAACAAGACAATAGTATTCTTAAACTATTCGGTTTCGAACTCAAGAGACAAGAGAAAGCCGAAAAGGAAAAAGAAAAATTAAAGTCCATTGTTGCTCCCACCGATGATGACGGTGCGGGGTATGTTACTGCGTCTGGTTCTCACTATGGTCAATACATTGACATGGAAGGGAGTCAAGCAAAGGACAACCAACAATTAATTATGAAATATCGTGGTGTTGCAACACATCCCGAAGTAGATGCCGCAGTAGAAGATATTGTTAATGAATCAATCGTTGGTTCAGAAATGGATATCTCTTGCGAAATTAATCTGGATAAAGTAGAAGCACCAGATAATATTAAAAATATGATGACCGAAGAATTCAACAAAGTATATGGTATGTTGAAATTCACAGATTTAGGTCATGACATATTCCGTTCATTCTATGTTGATGGTAGAATATATCACCATCTTGTAGTAGATGAATCCAGAATTAAAGAAGGTATTCAAGAGATTAGAACTATTGATGCCGCAAAGATACGTAAAGTAAAAGAAGTAAAACATGAGAAAGACCCTATCACGGGTGCTAAGGTAGTAAAAGAAGTAAAAGAATTCTATATCTTCCAAGAGAAAGCGGGAACTAATCAAGGTGTAAGACTTTCTCCAGACAGTGTTTCATATGTATCAAGTGGTCTATTAGACCCAACTAAAAAACAGGTTGTGTCTTATTTACATAAGTCATTAAAACCTATTAACCAATTAAGAATGATGGAAGATTCTCTTGTAATCTACCGTCTTGCAAGAGCCCCCGAACGTAGAATATTCTATATCGATGTGGGTAACATGCCACGTAATAAGTCTGAAGCGTACATGCAAGGTATCATGTCTCGTTACAGAAACAAGATTGTATATGACTCAAGTACTGGTCAACTTAAAGATGACCGTAAACACATGTCTATGTTGGAAGACTTTTGGTTACCACGTAGAGAAGGTGGTAGAGGAACTGAAATTTCTACACTGCCTGGCGGTGAGAACCTTGGTCAGATAGATGATATCTTGTACTTCCAGAAGAGGTTGTATCGTTCATTGAACGTACCAGTCAACCGTCTGGAACAAGAAGCACAGTTTACATTAGGTAGGTCAACTGAAATTTCTAGGGATGAAGTTAAGTTCCAGAAGTTTATTGACCGTCTACGTAGAAGATTCTCAATGTTGTTTATTGGTATTCTCAAGAAACAACTTATACTCAAAGGTATTATTACTGAGAGTGATTGGGAAGAGTGGAAGAACGCAATTACTGTTGACTTCCAAAGAGATAACCACTTTACTGAATTGAAGAATGCAGAACTATTACAGAATAGACTACAGACTTTAGACCAAGTATCTCAGTATGTGGGTGAGTACTTCTCCCGTGAGTGGGCAATGAAGAACGTAATGATGATGTCTGACGAAGATATCGAAGAAATGAAAAAACAAGTCGAAGGCGAAAACTCCGTTGAAGACGAAGATGAGGAAATACAATGAGTGAAGTAGAAAATCAAGAAGTGGAAACACAAGAACCAAGTGCAGTAACAGAATTAATTAATCAAATCACCAGTGGTGACTTGGCTAATGCTGAAGGTTCTTTTAAAAGTCTTGTACAAGATAAGATGACAGATGCACTAGAAGCACAACGTGTTGCAACTGCACAGGCAATCTTTAATGACCAAGACGATGACGTTGAAATAGATGAAACAGACATTGAAACAACAGAAAATCCTGAAGAATCGGAAGAAGAAACCGAAGAAAACGAAGAAATCATAGCAGAATTGGACGATGATGAAGTAGAAACTGCATAATTTGCTTGTTTCAAAAACATTGTTTGTATAAATAATACTATGAAATCTTATAAAGAAATTCTTCAAGAATTAAGTGAAGCAAAGAAGCCCAAGGGCGAAACTGTCTTCAACAAAAAGATTAAACGTATCCCTGTCCTTATTGTAAAGGATAAGGGAACAAACCCTTTTGTGGTCTATATTGATGGAGACAAATTAGACTCTTTCAAATCACAAAAGGATGCAGAAAAGTCTGCAATGAAAGTAATAAAGGAATTAACATGAAGTTAATTACAGAATTCACTGATAATGATTCTCTATCTTGTTTAGTAGAAAAGAAAGAGAACGGTGAAAAAAATTATGTCATTGAAGGCGTTTTCGCACAAACTGACAAAAAGAACAGAAATGGTCGTGTCTACCCTAAACCTATTATGGAAAAAGCGGTAGCAAAATATGACCAAGAACAAATTTCTAAGAAACGTGCGGTTGGGGAATTAAATCACCCTGAAGGGCCGACAGTTAACTTAGACAAAGTTTCACACCTCATCACTGAACTCAAGTTCGAGGGAAATGATGTGGTTGGAAAGGCACAAATATTGGAAACTCCAATGGGTAAGATTGTGAAAGGTCTTCTTGATGGTGGTGTTCAATTGGGTGTGTCAACTCGTGGTATGGGTAGCCTTGAGAACAGAAACGGTGCAATGGTCGTCAAAGACGATTTTATTCTTAGTACTGTTGACATAGTACAAGACCCTAGCGCTCCTGAAGCTTTCGTTAATGGTATAATGGAAGGGGTAGACTGGGTTTGGAATAACGGTGTTTTATGTCCTCAAGTAATTGAAAAAATGGAGACTGAAATTAAAACTGCTCCGAAAACTGTCTTGTATGAGACAAGTGTTCGAGAGTTCAAGAATTTCCTCTCGTTAATTAAATCTAAAATATAGGAGTCAATTATGACTGAAGAAAGTAAAGTCGAAGTTGAACTCCACGATGAAGACATTAACGACATTGTGGAAGATACTCTCGAAGAAGGAAGCGCTCCTGCTCCTAAAGGGAAACCTGATGCAAATGCAACTGACGAAGAAGAGTCTATTGCATCTGTAGATAAAGCAGCGGACGCAACCAAAGCAAAACAAGCTCCTGCTCCGAAAACAAAAGCGGGCATGATTAATGCAATGAGCATGAAGTTACATTCTATGAAAAAAGATGAACTGACTGCATCATACAGTAATATGATGGATGATGTGCAACACACAGAAGACGCAATCGTGGAAACACAGGTTGATACTTCTGCTGAACTGGATGCATTAGTCGAGTCTGAAGCAACACTCAGTGATGAGTTTAAAGCTAAAACCGCAGTAATCTTTGAAGCAGCCGTGAAATCAAAACTATCAGAAGAAATTGATAGAATTGAATCACAGTATAAGGAAGAATTAGCAGAAGAAATCTCTTCTACTAAGGCAGACCTTGTAGAGAAAGTGGACAGCTACCTTAACTATGTAGTTGAATCTTGGATGGAAGAAAATCAAGTTGCAATCCAGAGCGGACTCCGCACTGAAATTGCCGAGACTTTCATGGATAAAATGAAAGACCTCTTTACAGAGTCTTACATTGAAGTCCCAACTTCTAAGGTTGACCTAGTTGATGAACTTGCTGAATCCGTAGAAGAACTTGAGACTCGTCTCAACGAAACTACTCAGAAAGTTATAGACACAACCGAGGAACTGGAAGTTTACAAACGTGAAACGATTATTCGTGAAGCGTCACGTGACCTTGCAGAAACTCAAGTAGAAAAATTGAAATCACTCGTTGAAGGTTTAGATTTTGAAGACGAAGACCAATTCGCCTCTAAAGTCAAGACTGTAAAAGAGTCATATTTCACAAAAGAAATCACTGGTAGTGAAGAAGTAGAACAAGTTGTAGAAGATGCTGACGTGCAAACTGAAGTATCATCTGTAATGGAACAATACATCTCTACTATCCGTAAAAACGCATCTAAATCATAAAGGAAATATAAAATGCAATCTTACGATAATTTAATCGAAAAGTGGGCTCCAGTTCTAAACGAAGAGTCTGCTGGCGTGATTACTGATAATCACAGACGTGCGGTAACTGCTGCAATTCTCGAAAACCAAGAAAAAGCAATCGCTGAAGAGCGTTCTGCTTCTGCGGGTTTCATGACAGAGAATGCTGCAAGTGGCGCTAACAACACTGGTTCAGTTAATAACTTTGACCCAGTATTAATCTCACTAGTACGTAGAGCAATGCCTAACCTCATCGCTTATGACGTATGTGGTGTACAACCTATGAATGGCCCTACTGGTCTTATCTTCGCTATGAAGAGCAGATACCAAGGTGGTTCTACTTCTAACCGTGAAGCACTATTCAACGAAGCTGAAACTCAGTTCTCTGGTGATAGTTCTGGTACTCACGATTCAGACAATGCGTCTGGTTGGAACGGAATTGATTCATCTGGTGCTAGACTTTCTAACCTTGCTGCTGGCGGAATGCCAACTGCTGATGCAGAAGCATTGGGTAGAACTGGTGGTTCATCTTTCAACGAAATGGGTTTCACCATTGAAAGACAGACTGTAACTGCTAAGTCACGTGCGCTTAAAGCTGAATACACTTTAGAACTTGCACAAGACCTTAAAGCGATTCATGGTCTTGACGCAGAAACAGAATTGGCTAACATCCTCTCTACTGAAATCCTTGCGGAAATCAACAGAGAAGTTATCCGTACTGTTAACTCTCAAGCGAAAACTGGAGCTCAACAAGCTAACGTTACTGCAAAAGGTATCTTTAACATGAGTTCAGACGCTGACGGACGTTGGTCTGCTGAGAAGTTCAAAGGTCTTGGTGTACAAATTGACCGTGAAGCAAACGTAATTGCAAAAGAAACAAGACGTGGAAAAGGTAACGTAGTTATCTGTTCTTCAGATGTTGCTACTGCACTTGCTGCTGCGGGTACTTTGGACTATAGTCCTGCTATCAACAACAACCTACAGGTTGACGATACTGGTAATACTTTTGCTGGTGTATTAAACGGACGTATCCGTGTATACATCGACCCTTATGCTAACACTGATTATATCACTGTTGGTTATAAAGGACAGAACCCATATGACAGTGGTGTATTCTACTGCCCATACGTTCCGTTGCAAATGGTTAAAGCAGTTGGTGAAGAAGACTTCCAACCACGTATCGGGTTTAAAACTCGTTACGGAATGGCAAGTAACCCATTTGTTGGGTCTACACCTTCTGACGGTCTTGCTACTGCAAAGACTAACCAGTACTACAGAATTTTCAAGGTTACTAATATCTTGACATAAGTCTGTAATAAGAAGAGTGAGGTTAACTCACCGTTCTTTAAAGGGTCTCTTCGGAGACCCTTTTTTTTATCCGAAGAAATCGTCTAGTGAAGGTGGGGTAGGTGTGTCGTAGTTTAACAACAAGAGTTCCTTCCTGTTGTGTTCATCTTCTCTATACTTCTTACCACTATGCATGGTATAAGTCAAATCCCATATACGTTGTTCCCAACCTTTATATGCATCACGAAGAGTATCATTAGAATTATACGTAATCATGATTAGATTCTTAGAGTTGTCTGTGACTGTGTGAAAGTCTTTGTGGTCAAATGAGTCATGCATGTCACCATTGTTACCATAGATAAATGACTTGATGTCATATGGTGGGTCTGCAAATACAAATGCATCTGGATTATCATCAAACATGACACTATAGTCATCATTGGTCAATGTCCAGTTTTTCATGAGATGACCGAACTTAGGTAGTTTTGCAATCAGTCTATGATTGAACAAATCCTTTACTGCATCTTTACTGAATGAACCTGTCGATTCTCCTAGTCCAGAGAAAGAACATCGATTCATTATATAGAATCTCCAAGCAATTTCGAACTCATTATCTGGGTTCTCTAGACCTTCACGCATAACATGATAATAGTCTAGATGTGCTTGAAGAGGGTCAGAAGACTCAGATAGTTCTGTTTTGACACTATGTAGTTTGTCTGCAAGTTTCTGACCTTCCTGTTGTACGGTCAACCAAAAACAATACAGATTGTAGTATTTGTCATTGACCCATACAGGAACATTGGGATACTTCTTACTAAAGGCAAATGCACATGAACCACCCCCAAGGAAGGGTTCACGATACTCTTTAATAGAGTCTATAGGCATATTCTCGTCACTGAATAAGAAGTCAGTTGCACGAGTCTTTCCGCCTGGATATCTAAGTGGAGATTTTAAATCTTTCATGTTGTATATAGTACACTAGTCCACACTAAATGTCAAGGTAAAAATAAACTAAAATAATGCTTGACAAACCTTGCTGTTGTTGTTATAATAAGTGTATAAAATGAAAAAAGGAAAGGAAAATATGACACCATTTATCAAAGAAGAGTTCACATGGGACGGTATGTATCTCATGTATAGAGGTAAACACACTAAGAGTGTGAACATGGAGGTCGCAAGACCAGACTGTCACCCATCTTGGGTTGGTCTACCAAAACCAGAGTTTATCGCAAGGTTCAAGTATGGTTACAAACCTTGGAAGGCATGGGTTAACTTCCTAGTCAAGAATGTTACTGTTGAAGAGTATCTTGCATTGTCTGAAGAGATTCACCCCGCACCCGCAATGAGAGAGTTAGGTTACGGAGGAAGAACTTAATGAACGAATACTGGAAAGAAATTACGGATTGGGGAGACTTGGGATATAGAGTTCCAAGTCATACCTATATTGTAAACAAGTACACTCAACTGGTGGGATACATCAAAGAGGGTACTACTGAAGAGATTATCTTCAAATCACCCATGAAACAGTTCTCTAAGAGTAGGAGAAAGTTCAAAAAATTATGAGAAAACACTTGACAAAGTGTGTTCTTGTTGTTATAATAAGTATATAATCAAGAAAGGAGAGATTATGATAAACCTGAAAAACTATGAATGTCCCGACTACGAAAGTGGTCTTTATAAGGGTATCCCTATGGAATATAGGAATGCACCTGTTATACAAGAAATCTTGAAGACAAGATTGTTCACTGTGAGATACAGAGGAACAAGTAAGAATGATTACGACAGACCACAAGATTTCTGTCACAAAGATTATGCGGATACCTTCGCAATCTATCCATATGCAAACTATGACGAATATCAAACTAAGGACGATTACCTTGGTCTTGAGAAACCTAAGTACGACCCTGTTGTAAGAAACTACGAAGACCTTAGAAATTTCAGAGATATGCATATCAAATTGACGTGTGAAGTTGCGGATGCAATCGTAAGAGAAATGACCGAAGGTGTTGCATGAGTCATGATACAATGATGAAGTGGTCTTTCTTAGGACTAATACTATCGGGTCTTTCCCTGTACTGTTCCAATGCGAATGGTTCTGAGTTAAGGTATCCCTATGAACAAGAGACCTTTTGTCTCGCAAAGAACATCTACTTTGAATCGGGTAATCAACCTCTTGCGGGTAAGATTGCAGTTGCACAAGTAGTGTTGAATCGTATGGAACACAAATCATATCCAAAAAATGTATGTGGTGTTGTGTATGATGCAAAGTGGAAAGAAAACTGGAAAGGTAATATGATGCCTGTCAGGAATCAATGTCAGTTTAGTTGGTTCTGTGACGGTAAGTCAGACGAACCTTTGGACACAAAGACGTGGGAGTTATCCCTAAAGGTTGCATATGATGTTCTATCAAGACACTATCCAGATATTACTGAAGGTGCAACACATTACCACACACTCTATGTTGACCCATATTGGTCAGATAGTTTAAACGAAACTGTGAGAATCACAGACCACATTTTTTATAAATAAGGAATATATTATGTATGAAGTAAGATTAGCAAATACAGGTTTAGACTGTATGAAATGGTATGCATTCAATACCGCAAAAGAAGCTGTTAAGTTTGTTTTGAAAGAACTACACTGCGTTGGATTTACCGTAGATGGTAAGACCTACGAAGAGAAGTTCGAAGAAATTGTTTGGGTTGGAAAAGGAAGAATTAATGAAGGTTGATTATCACAGATTAATTAGTAATGCAGTTGCAGCACAAGAACGAAGTGGTACTGAATGGGGTAAAATCTATTGGGGACGAGTCATTGAGTTTTTGACAAAAAAGGTGCATGAAGACGAAGTAGTCCATTAAACTCTTATAAATAGTAGTATAGACTATTAAGAGGACATTATGGCAGTCACATCAAACGTTCAAGTCACAGACGAAGAACTAACAACCAATTTAAATTACTTACAACCTACTGGGTTTAAAGTAATTATTGATAGGACTAAGTACCCAAACATGGAGTACTTTGTTCAGTCTGTGTCACATCCTGGCGCTCAATTAACTCCATTGGAATTACCTGTACGTAGGATTACATCTGTACCTTTAGCGGGTGACAAACTAACGTTCTCAGAAGTTTCGTTTGATATTATTGTGGACGAAAACATGACATCTTATAAAGAGATGTATAATTGGATGATTCGTATAGTGAATGAAGGACAAGTATCTGCGGGTGCAAGAGATACAGGAAAACCTACCTATGCGGATATAACTTTATCTGTGTTGTCTAGTCACAATAACACTGCACAAAAGATTAGATATCTTGATTGTGTTCCAACTGGATTGGGTGCAATTGAGTTTCAATCCACTTCGGGTGACACTACATATGTCACCTTCAATGCATCATTTAGGTTCTCACAATTTGAGATTATTTGACATTTAACCCTTTATTATGGTATAATACATTATGATTAACTTAGAAAGTATACTTGCTGAATGGCAAGAAGACAGTATTATTCGCAAAGACGATTATGAACAAGCGTCTATGAATACCCCTAAACTACACGCAAAATACCTTGAGTATTTGTCTCTGACCAAACTACGTTTGAAGAAAGCAGAGTTTGACCAAAAAACCTTACTGAAAGATAAGTATCTTTATTACGAAGGTAAGATGCCTGAAGAAGATATGACTGCACGTGGTTGGAAGTACGACCCGTTTGATGGTCTGAATCCTAAAGCTTTTACCAAGTCAACTAAAGAGACATTCTATAATGGTGATAAGGATATGCAAGAATCTGAAATAAAGATTCAAATGCTTAAAACTACCATAGAAACTCTATCAGAAATTGTGGACAATCTAAAGTGGAGACACCAGACGATTGGAAACATCATTAGGTGGAGACAATTCGAAAGCGGTATGTAAGGTATATATAGATGAATGACAATACCTAATACTATTACCGTTGGTCTTAAAGACCACTCCATGATGTTGATAGATTGTAATCAACACCAACTCCAAGAACTGCGGGACTACTTTTCTTTCTTTGTGCCTGGCTATAAATTTATGCCTGCATATAAGTCTAGAAGGTGGGACGGTAAAATCAAACTATTCAATCAGATAACCCGTGAATTAAATGCGGGTTTATATGAGCATGTAAAGAAATTTTGTTCTGACCGCATGTATCCTCTTCAATTACAAGAGACAGATTTTGGTCATCCCGCATTAACCAATCAAGTTAAACACCAAGAACTAATTAAATTCCAAAGTAAACTTAACCTACCGTTTCCATTATATGAATATCAATATGATGCGGTAACCCATGGTATAGAAAAGAAACGTTCCGTTTTATTGTCACCAACTGGTTCGGGTAAGTCATTTATTATCTACAACCTTATGCGTTGGTATCTAGATAATCACGATAAACAAATACTTATTGTTGTTCCGACAACAAGTCTAGTCGAACAGATGTACAAAGACTTTGAAGATTATGGTTATGATGTACAGAATAATGTACATCGTATCTACAGTGGTAAGGACAAGACTACCGACAAACCAGTTATTATCTCTACATGGCAATCAATCCATAGATTTTCTAAGGATTGGTTTGAGAATATGGGTTGTGTGTTTGGAGATGAAGTCCATTTATTCAAGGCAAAGTCTTTATCTGGTATCATGAATAAGTGTGTCAATGCGGAATATAGATTCGGTACTACAGGTACATTAGATGGTACAGAAACAAATAAACTTGTATTAGAAGGACTCTTTGGCCCTACTCATAGAGTGACAATGACCAAGGACTTACAAGAACAGGGTAAACTTGCAAAGATAGATATCTCTGTTTTACTACTTCGTTATCATAATGATATATGTCATAGGTTAAAGGAAGCAACCTATCAAGAAGAAATAGATTATATTGTTACTAATGAGAAACGTAATAAACTTATAACTAACCTTGCACTAGACCAGAAGGGTAATTCTCTGGTGTTATTCCAATTCGTAGAGAAACATGGTAAACCTTTATTTGATATGATTAAGGATAAAGCGGGTGACCGACCAGTATATTATGTAAGTGGTGAGGTAGAGGCAAAAGACCGAGAACAGATACGTGGTATCGTAGAGGGACAAAAGAATGCAATTATTGTTGCTAGTTTGGGGACTTTCAGTACTGGTATTAATATTAGGAATCTTCATAATATAGTATTCGCATCACCTAGTAAGAGTCAAGTTAAGGTACTGCAATCGATTGGGCGTGGACTGAGGAAGTCTGACGATGGTTCTGTGACCAAATTATACGATATAGCGGATGACTTACATATAAAATCACACAAGAACTTTACGTTGAGACACTCAGCAGAACGTATTAAAATATACACCAAGGAACAATTCCCATATAAGATTTATAAACTTGACTTGAAATGAACCAAATACCTATAGTAGAGAGAAGACCTCGTGGATTATTATTTGGTGGGTTTACCTCTCCCGATGAAAGACATGAAGAATATGCAAAGGAGATTCACACTGACTCAGAAATGGTGGTGCAAGGAATCTTTAATGGTATAGAAGCATTTCGTAGTTTTGGTAATCACAGAATCGCAACCCATATTAGAAAACATGGATGGGATGTAGAATGTATCGATTACAGTATATTCTTTACTAATGATGAACTATCTGAAATACTACGTACCAGAGTAACCAAGGATACTTTGTTTATTGGTTTCAGTATGATGTTCCATACGATGGCAACCGAACGACTTGTATGGTTTACCAATCACATAAGAGAAAACTATCCGTGGGTGACACTCGTTGCGGGTGGACAAAAGACTTGGACAGTTACATGTGTTGAAGCAGATTATTATATCACTGGTAATGGTGAGTATGCAATGAGTGCTTTGTGTAAATATCTCACAGGTGAAGGAGAAGACCTAAAGGTACACAAGACATTGAAGAATGGTGGTAAGTTGATTACCGCACAACACAGTTATCCGTGTTTCCCTAAGAGAGATGCAAACATATCATTCGAAGAACGTGACCATATCAAACCTAGTGAGACAATAAATATTGAGTTTGCACGGGGGTGTATCTTTGAGTGTAAATATTGTTCGTTCCCTCTGTTGGGTATGAAACAAGATACGACCCGTAACGAAGAGAGTGTTTATCAAGAGTTACTAGAGAACTACGAGAAGTGGGGAACAACCAACTACTATATTACAGATGATACAGTAAACGACTCGAAGGACAAGATTGCACTTATCGCTCGTGCAGTAAGAAGACTACCATTCCAACCACATTTCAGTGGGTATGTCAGAGCAGACCTATTGATTACACATGGAAAAGATACTTGGGATGATATGATTGATATGGGATTTACCTCGCATAGTTATGGGGTAGAAACCTTTAATCATAAGTCTGGTAAGACAGTAGGTAAAGGAATGAAACCAGAAAAACTCAAGAAGGGTCTATTAGAGATTCAAGAGTATTTTCGTGAGAGGTCACCCAACTACTATTGTGGTACATTTACAATGATTGCGGGTCTTCCTCATGAAACGTTTGAATCACTAGAAGAAACCAAGAATTGGGTCAACGAGCATTGGGGTGGACATGTCGTATCTTTTCTACCGTTGATGTTATCAGAACCCGATGACGAACAAGCAGATGCGATTGACTGGAAGGTCTACAATAACTTTATGGAATATGGGTATACATACTCATATGATGAACCACATATAACAAATCCCGAAATAAGAAAAAAGGTTGACGGGATGCGGAAGATGAAACGAAACAATAAGAACCGTGAAAAGAATCTATGGAACTACTGGGTGCATCCAAGTGGAGATTATGACTTTATAGATATGATTGAATGGGTACACGAGTTCACCAAAGAACGAGTTGAGTCAAAAATGAATCCCGCTGGCGTATGGCAAACTTGTTTTGTCCATGCAGAAGTATGGGAGAATCCCAAGGAAGGATATAAATATTATAAACAGGGACACGAAAATTTACCAGTTAAAGGTCTGATAAATATAATCAGAAACTATAAACTAAACAAAATGGAATTACAATGAGTTACAGAGAAGAGTTCGAATTAAGACAATTTAAATTAACCTCTGGGGAAGAGATTGTTGCGGAGATTCTCCAGTGGAATGAAGAAGTTCATGGTAGTCTTGAGATTGTGATTAGAAAAGCAATGAGACTAAAATTAGTTGAGACCGAAGAAGGTATCAAGTATTACTCGTTTCGACCTTGGATGGTTTACCAAGAACATCCCGAAGATATTCTTATCTTGAATGGGAACAATGTTATTGGTATAGCATTTCCACCCGATACGTTGGTCTTGCAATACGATACCGCAGTCAAAGAAATGACTGTTATGAACGAAGAAAGAGAACAAGAATTCACTCAACAACTTGCTGATAAAGTTCATAAAGGAAGATTTGCACAAAGAAAACCACGTGCATCAAATGAAGATGGATTGAAAGAATTCTTACAACAGGATAGTGGGAGTAATGTTATCAGTATGTTTGGTGACATAGACCCGACAAAAATACACTAATGCTTAAACTTCGTAATGTACATGATGATTATATCTTTATCAAGATGCTTGATGATGAAGATATGAATATGAGGATAGTTGACCGACTTAATTCATTGGATGAACGCATTCTAGATACTAATGTAGAGTCGGGAATTATTCCCGCAGTAAAACAGTTTCCTGAATTTCAAAAACTACAAACAATCGTAGAAAACTTTTGTAAAGAATCTTCAGAAAAGATACAGTTAGATTGGTGGGGACATCATTCACGAAACGAACCAAACAAATTTTGGAATAAATCATATATACAATCACAGTATTGTAATGTTATGTGGGGAGTACGTCAAGTCAGTGGACAAATCACGACACCGCACGACCATTGGCCAACCACGTGGTCATTTGTTTATTACATCGACCCACCCGAAGGATGTTCTAATTTATTTTTTCCAACCCTAGATTATGGGTTAGAAATTGAACATGGGAAATTAGTTATCTTTAGAAGTCATTTGATACATGAAACTGTATCATTACCATTCGAAGATTACCGATATTGTGTTGCTGGAACTGTAGTATTCAGCCTCCCCGAACGCTAAGCTTATTATACACTGAGAAACAACTTTTGTCAAGCCCTAATTTAAAAAAAATCGGTATTACTTTTTCATGCTTTGACCTGTTCCATGCGGGACATGTTCAGATGTTAAGAGAAGCAAAGACTGTCTGTGATTATCTTATTATAGGATTACAGGTAGACCCTAGTATCGACAGACCCGAAAAGAACTCCCCACTTCAATCTATAACTGAAAGATATATACAGGTAGATGCATGTAAATACGTAGATGAAATTATTCCCTACAGTACTGAATCGGATTTACTAGACCTATTAGAACTGGTTCACTATGATATCAGAATAATTGGAGAGGAGTACAGAGATAAAGACTTCACTGGTAAGCAACTAGCACTTGACAATTGCAGAGAGATATACTATAATAGTAGACATCACAGATTCAGCAGCAGTCAATTACGACATATAATGGAAAATGAAAATGGCAAAGACGGAAAAGATTAAACCAAAAGATAAACCGCATTACGTTAATAATGCACAGTTCTCGCAATCAGTTGTAGACTACTGTACACTTGTAAAAGAAGCAAAAGAGTCTGGTGGAAAACAACCCATCATTCCTGATTATATTGCAACGTGTTTTTTAAAGATTTGTGAAGGATTATCACATAAGGCAAACTTCGTTCGATATACATATCGTGAAGAGATGGTAATGGATGCAGTAGAGAACTGTCTAAAAGCAATTCAGAACTATAATATTGAAGCTGCAACACGTACAGGTAAACCAAATGCGTTTGCATACTTTACACAGATTTCATGGTTTGCATTCCTACGTAGGATTGAGAAAGAAAAGAAACAACAAGATATTAAGATGAAGTATATGGAACAATCTGGTATCGAAAACTTCCTTGACCAAGAGTTAGGTGACGCACAATCAAATCAAGTTGCTGCCGCATTTGTTGACCAACTTAGATTCCGTATTGATGAAATCAAAGACAGAGATAGGGAATGGAAAGAAATTGTTAAGAAGGAACGTAAGAGGAGAACTGTAAAAGTAGACTCTGACTTGGGTGACTTCATAGAAGATTAATGAAAGTAGGATTTATATTATTGGGTGCGTTAGTAGTCAGTCGATTACTACCGTTACCCCCTAATAGTGAACCTCTATTGGGACTTGCTGTACTATCACCATATTTGTCTAAGAACATGTGGGTTTGGTTTGCACCGTTACTGGTCATGTTAATATCAGATATCATTATCGGGTTTCATGGTCACATGATGTTTACATATACTGCTCTTGCAGTCTCACCGTTTATAAGTAAACACATACACTACAAATATCAATCACTTATGTGGAGTTGGTTGTTGTGGCATGTAATGGCAAACTTTGGTCAATCATATCCCGCATTCTCACCAGAGGCACTTGTTTTCGATATAAGATTCTTACTAAGTGGGTTATGTGTATTAGTCGTATATGACTTGACATTTTATGTTAGACGGAGTATAATGACCAAATGAATTACAAAGAACTAAAGAAAGACCGTAAAAAGTTACGTAAAAAAGCAATCAAATTGCAGAACAATTCTGCGGGTAAACTACCCATGGCAGACGCAATAAGAATTGCACAGAAAGATACTGCAACCAAGTAAAGGTACACCACTTTGAAAATCGCTATATTAAACGATACCCATGCGGGTTGTCGGAATTCATCTGATATCTTTATGGATTATCAAGAACGTTTCTATGCAGAAGTGTTTTTTCCATACTTGATTGAGAATGATATCAAACATATCTTGCACTTAGGTGATTACTACGATAACCGTAAGACAATCAACTTTAAGGCACTACAACATAACCGTAAGATATTCCTAGAACCTATGCGTGAACTTGGTATTACCATGGATATAATTCCTGGCAATCATGACGTATACTATAAGAATACTAATGAGTTGAATGCATTGAAAGAACTACAGGGTCACTATATGAATGAAGTGAATCTTGTTATGAAACCAACAGTAATAGATTATGATGGAACAGGTATTGCACTTGTCCCTTGGATTAATCCTGAGAACGAAAAAGATTCACTAGAATTCCTTGCAAACTGTAAGGCAGATATCGTGGGCGCTCACTTGGAACTACAAGGTTTCGAGATGTCCAAAGGTATGCCTTGTATGGAAGGTATGGATAGGAAACACTTTGACCGATTTGATATGGTATTGACTGGTCACTTCCATGCTAAATCAACTCAAAACAATATCTATTACTTGGGTAGTCAGATGGAGTTCTTCTGGAACGATTGTAATGACCCTAAACACTTTCATGTACTTGATACTGAAACAAGAGAGTTAACACCTATTGTTAATCCTATTACCATATATGAGAAGATATATTACGACCATGAGAACATGCGTAAGTTTCAAGACCTCAAGTATCTTGACAATAAGTTCGTCAAAGTCATTGTTACTAACAAGGGTGACCCATATGAGTTCGAACGATTTATTGACCGTGTCCAAGCACAGAAGATTCACGAACTAAAGATTGCAGAAGATTTTAAGGAATTTGTAGGTTCTAATGTGGACGATGGTAATATATCTGTTGACGATACAGAGACACTCGTATACGATTATATTGACAATGTTAATACTGACCTAGATAAAGGACGCATTAAGAAAGAGGTATCTCACTTAATGAAGGAAGCTCAATCAATGGAGATAGTTTAGTGGCAACTAAGAATGATATCACTGGAGACAGTATTCAGACTAAACCCGATGGTGGTACTGAATACGGTGATGGATGGGACAGGATTTTTGGTAACAAGAATCAGAAACACAAACAACAAGACTTGACTGAATTAAATGGTGACGGTAATCGTGACCGTGGACGTTATGGTGAAGACTTGGAAAAAGAACATCCATTCCCTTACTGGGAACACTACTGTACAGTAGAATCTTCCTTAATGGGTGTTGCAATAGGTGAACCTTGTAACTGGTGCGGTCTGACCGAAAAAGATTAGACTTGACTTTATATGATGAAGGTGGTATACTACCCCAATGATAAATTTTAAAAAACTAAGATTTAAAAATTTCCTGTCTACAGGAAATAACTTTACTGATATAAGTTTTGATGACACACCGACTACGTTAGTGGTTGGTCACAACGGTGCGGGTAAGTCCACAATGTTGGATGCACTGTCGTTTGGACTATTTGGTAAACCCCATCGAAAGATTTCTAAGGGACAACTCGTAAATACTATTAACCAAAAAGGTACAATAGTTGAAGTTGAGTTCTCTATTGGTAAACAGAACTATAAGATTGTCCGTGGTATCAAACCTAATAAGTTTGAGATATGGGTCAATGGTAATATGGTTAACCAAGACTCCCATGCAAAAGAATATCAATCGATGCTTGAGAAGAACATTCTTATGTTATCTCATAAATCATTCCACCAGATTGTGGTGTTGGGTTCGTCATCCTTTGTACCCTTTATGCAATTAGCTGGCGGTTCAAGACGTGAGGTCATAGAAGACCTACTTGATATCAATATGTTCTCTAAGATGAACGGACTTCTTAAAGAGAAGATGTCTATTCTTAAAGACCAAATACACAACAACTCACATCAAATCAATCTAGTTGATACCAAAATCAATGCACAAAAGAAGTATCTACGTGACCTGAGTGCGATATCTAGTCACCAGAAGAAACAGAAATTAGATACTATTAAACAGTTACAAGAAGACATTCGTGTACTCAATGAGTCAAATGCGGAGGTCACTGAAGAAGTCACTGCATCTAAAGAAGTCACTACCGAAATTGTTAGTGTGGGTAAGGAACTACAATCTCTCAATGAGTTTGCAGCAGGATTTAAAACACAACAGAAGGATGTAGTCAAACAGGCAAAGTTCTTTGAAGAGAATGACAAATGTCCTACCTGTGACCAAGACATCGACCAGAAACTAAAAGAGTTTCATCTGAACAAGTGTAAGACTCGTGCGGGTACTATTAATGGTGCATTAGAAATGCACAGTCTACGTAAGTCAGACTTGGATGCAAAGTTAGAAGAACTCAATAAGATGCAAGACAATATCCGCAATTGGCAATCTAAGATTGATGCAAACACTCAAGAGATTATGAGTATCAATAGAAACATTGACACCTTGAATGGTGAGGTTTCTAAGATTGACGAAGGTACTGGTGACCTATCAGAAGCAAACACTGAGTTAGAATCCTTGCGTACTGATAAGGAAGACCTACAAGAGTCCAAGTATAAACTCAATGAACAACACTCATACAATCAAGTGTATGCAGAGTTGTTAAAAGACACTGGTATTAAGACCAAGATTATTAAACAGTACTTACCAGTCATCAATCAGTTGACTAACAAGTACCTACAGATTCTAGACTTCTTTGTACACTTTGATTTGGACGAAAGTTTCGTTGAGACTATTCGTTCAAGACATCGTGATAACTTTTCGTATGACTCATTCTCTGAGGGTGAGAAACAACGGATTGACTTGTCCCTACTATTTACGTGGAGACAGATTGCAAAGATGAAGAATAGTGTTGCGACCAATCTACTAGTCCTTGATGAAACTTTTGATTCATCTCTGGATGAAGAGGGTATTGAAAACCTCATGAAGATTATCTCTACACTAGGTGAAGATACAAACGTTTTTGTTATCTCACATAAGAGTGAACTCGAAGATGCACATTTCCATCGTAAGATTGAGTTCGTAAAAGAAAAGAACTTTAGTAAAATAAAGGCTTGACTTTAAATGAAACGTATGGTATCATACACTTTATAAATTACAAAACCGAGAGGAATATATTATGGAATTATCCGATACTACGATGAGTGTTCTAAAGAACTACTCAACTATTAACCCGAACATTGTTGTCACAGAAGGCAGCACACTAAAGACTATTTCAGTCGCACGTAATGTTCTATCTACTGTTGAACTTACTGAAGAGTTTCCACAGTCATTTGGAATCTACGACCTGAATGAATTTCTAAATGTTCTATCCCTAGTGGATTCACCACGACTCAAGTTCGAGAAGGACTTTGTGACCGTGGGTGATTCAACTGGACGTTCATCAGTGAAGTACTTCTTCTCTGACCCTGAGATGTTAACCTCGCCTGGCAAGAATATTAATATGCCAGAAGCAGAAGTTAATTTTGTACTAGATACAGATACATTGGGCAAAGTAAAACGTGCCGCTGCAGCTTTAGGTCACGATGAGATATCAATTACACCTGTGACGGGTGCGATTCGTTTATCAGTCATTGACAGTAAAGACGCAACAAGTAATGTATTCTCTATTGATGTAGAGGGTACGTACCCAGATGATGTTGATTTCAACTTCATCATGAATGTTGGTAACATAAAAGTTGTCAACGAAGACTTTGATGTAAGTATCAGTTCGAAACTTATTTCAAAATTTGCAAGTAAACAATCCACGATTGAATACTTTATTGCACTAGAAAAAACATCTAACTACGGAGCATAAAGATGGCAAAAGCACAACAAGCAGAAAAAGACCACTCTTCAATCTATGAACTTGGTAACAGAGTTTCTCGTTCTACAGTAGCAGTAATTGATACTGTTGTACAACGAGGTGGATTCAAGGGTGAGGAATTATCAACCATTGGTCAACTAAGAGACCAAGCGGTTCAAATTATTCAACTATGTGAGGAGTATCAATCCGAACAAGGAGTTGAAGAGTAAACGTTGCGTTCCTCGTGACGTGGGGGTGTGAGAGTTCCTTTCCTTTCCACCCCCGAATTTTTTCTTGACTATTTGTTTCATATAGTGTACAATGTATATTATTAGAAACACTTTTATTATTATGGAGACATTATGTCTAAAGAATTCCTCTGGGTTGAGAAGTACAGACCCCGACTAATTGGAACTACCGTTCTACCCCAAGACCTGAAAGATACTTTCCAAAAGATTGTAGACTCGGGCGAAATCCCCAACATGTTATTCACTGGTACTGCGGGTACTGGTAAAACTACAATCGCACGTGCGATATGTGACGAACTAGGACTTGACTATATTGTCATCAATGGTTCAGAAGAGGGTAACATCGATACCCTACGTGGTAAAATTAAACAGTTCGCCTCATCCGTTTCTCTCTCAGGCGGTTACAAGGTTGTTATCCTTGATGAGGCGGACTACCTTAATGCACAGTCAACCCAACCCGCACTGCGTGGTTTTATCGAAGAGTTCTCTCAGAACTGTCGATTCATTCTGACTTGCAACTTCAAGAACAAAGTAATCGAACCTCTACACTCTCGTTGCAGTGTGTATGAGTTCAACACATCTAAAAAACAAATGGCACAACTTTGTGGTGAGTTCATGACTCGACTACAAATCATCCTTGATGGTGAAGGTGTCACATATAATAATGATGTTATTGCGGGACTAATTGGTAGGTACGCACCAGACTGGAGACGTGTACTTAATGAAGCACAACGTCATTCTATCTCTGGTAAGTTGGACACTGGTGTTCTCATTAACGAGAGTAATGCAAACTACGGTTTACTTTTCCAGTCATTGAAATCCAAAGACTTCAAGAAGATGCGTAGTTGGGTGGTCAACAATATGGACACCGAACCTGCCGCAATCTTCCGTGGTATCTATGACTCCATGGAGGGTAAAGTTGCACCAACATCTATACCTCAACTGGTCTTGATACTCGCTGATTATCAATACAAGAATGCGTTTGTCGCTGACCACGAACTAAACCTTGTTGCATGTCTGACTGAATGCATGGCAAATGTGGAGTTTGTATAAATAATCATGAACAAATTTTGGACGATATGGAAACATGCACTCGGTTCTTTTGATGAAGAAGACGGGTATGATGTTGAGAATGAAAATAGAATCTCATACATCCGCACGTTTATAGTACTCTCCAATTTATTGTGTGCATACATCATAATGATTAACATTATAATAGGATGGTTTTAGTGCAAAAATGGTGGAGGGTTTGGGCAAAAAGTCTTGGTGAGAAAGTCGGAGAGACTGACCAACAAGCAAACACCATAGCAGTCATTCGGACTGTTTGGTGGTTAACACACATGGCAACATGTATTTTTATTATTTTAAATGCGATAGCAAATCACGGTTGGGATTTATTATGAGTTATCAAGAACAAGTAGAACAGTTCATGATGCAAGGGGAACAGAAGTTTCCTCAAGATATCAAATCAGACATGGCAGACCTGTACATGTCTCTAATCACAGAAGAGTATAACGAAACATGGGAAGCATTCCATAAACGAGACCTCGTAGAAGTTGCGGATGGTCTTGCAGATATGGTGTGGGTCATTATGGGTATGGCATCCGTATTGAATATTCCTTTTGATGCAGTATGGAATGAAGTCCGTGCATCCAATATGTCTAAGTTCGTTGACGGTAAAGTCGTTAAGAATGCAGACGGTAAGATTATGAAACCTGACGGATACTTCCGTCCAGACATTGCGAAGGTGTTAAATGATTAAATATTTACGACAAGTATCCAACGTTCTCGACCAAGTAACAACAGACAAATTTGGTAATCGTATCCACAAAGATACAGGTGACTATGTTATTATTGTTGCAAAAAGTGAAGAGAAAGTAGAACATCAACCAGTAACCATGGTCAAAGTGAATAACGAGTGGTTACCTAAACAGATGGAATTCGATTTTGGATAAGTGGGATGTAGCACATATGAAGACCGCAAAAGTTTATGCGAGTCTATCTAGTGCCAGAAGATTACAGGTAGGTGCAGTTATCGTAAGAGATAATAGAATCATCTCTATTGGATACAATGGTATGCCTAGTGGATGGGACAATAACTGTGAACATACTACCGTTGTAAATAAAGCGTTGCCTGGCGAACCAGATAACTTTGTAGAAACTTTAAAAACTAAACCAGAGGTAATACATGCGGAATCGAATGCAATCACGAAAGTTGCAGCTTCAACGGAACAGACGAAGGGTGCAGTTCTTTACACAACACACGCACCATGCGTTGACTGTGCCAAACTCATCCACCAGTCTGGAATCGAACGAGTTGTCTATGCAGAAGAGTACCCCAAAGGTGACCAAGGATTGACTTTCCTTGACAAGTGTGGTATAGTAGTTGATGTACAACCGCTCTAGGTATATTAAGAACAAATACGGATATCCTTCTACTAAGAAGGGTACTCTAATTGACATTTATGTGTGAGAAACAATGAATCCCTTTAATTATGTAAACAGTATCAACCTATCCAAGAAGGACATTATGATTACTCCAGAAGATGAGAAATCATATAATTCCTTTATGGTTAACCGTAGTCTATCGTATTTCTCTGATACCGCTGTAATTGCGAATGAGATGAACCGATATCACCATCTAGATTCCCGTCTACAATATTCATTTCTTATAAATATAATTAGGAAACGAAAACGTTTCTCTAAGTGGGTAAAACCTGAATTAGAACATGACCTTGAGTCGGTGAAAGAATACTATGGATACAGCAATGAAAAAGCTAAACAATGCCTACATCTCTTATCACCTTCTCAGTTAAAAGAAATAAAAGAAAAGGTGAATAAAGGTGGAAGAAAGTAATTTAGTAAAATGGGCTCCTGTGAACATGTTAGAGGTAACTCTAGCAGAACCAGATGACTTCCTTAAAGTTCGTGAGACTCTGACTCGTATCGGTGTCGCATCACGCAAAGAACAAAAACTATTTCAATCCTGTCATATCTTACATAAACAGGGACGATACTATATTGTCCATTTTAAAGAGTTGTTTATGTTGGACGGGAAGAAAGCAAATCTAGAAGAGAGTGACGTGCATCGTAGAAATACAATTGCAACATTGTTATCTGACTGGGGATTAGTTGAGATTCAAAACAAAGAAGTATGTCAAGAATGCGCCCCTCTACGACAAATCAAAATAATCGGTTTCAAAGATAAAGCAGAATGGGAGTTGTGTCCCAAGTATAATATAGGTAACAAATAAATGACACAGTGGTTGTTTAATAAGTTATCACCTTATGCTATTCAATTTAGAGAATGGTCTAAGGGTAAAACATGGATACAAATACCGTTATGGATTCTTATCGCATGGATGTTAGGATTCGCTAATCCTTACTGGTGTGTATATCCTGTTTGTTGGATTCAATAGTGTTTGAAGAACATAGGGAAGAGATTCGCAGTAAGAAACACTGGTGGTCTAAGATACCTTTTCAGTGGGACTGGAACGACATGTTGCACCTTGTTGATACTCATCCACAAGAGTTATATGACTGGAATCGTGAGAAACAAAGACTAGGATTAAACTCTTTTCATAGAAGACCTTCTGCACCTCAGTTTGCAAAAAACCTTGTTGCAGAAATGGAGAAGTTCTTTGTTGAACCCGCTCCAAAGAAAGACGAATATACGAAGGGAAGACCTCAAATAACAAACATTGCGTTTGTTGGATTTGGACAGTTTTCTGGTTCGTACCCAAGACATAAAGACAGTATGGATGTCTTCTTGGTTCAAGTAATCGGTGACTGTAAGATAACTATCGGTGAACAAGAAGAACCAAGGAATAGTGACGAAACAACTGTAATGAAGCCTGGCGATTGTGTTTTCATACCAAGAGGTACATGGCATCATTTACAACCCTCAGTATCTAGAGTCACATTCTCATTTGGATTTGAGAGTGACCCAGACTGTGACCCAAAAACTTTTATATAAGGCTTGAATTATAAAAATTAATCCTTATATATAGTAGTGTGAGAAATAATTCTCACATGCGTGAATGCCGTTAATCGGGTTCACGTCCATCTTGCTAAATTAATATAGGAGATAAAGCAACATGACAAATCTAAAAGTAGGTAAACAACTTTTCCCACGTTCAGCATTTATTGGTTTCGACCATTTATTTAACGAACTGGAATACGCAACCAAACACGCTAACGACCATTACCCACCTCACAACATTGTGAAGACTGGTGAAGATGAGTTCGTCATTGAGGTAGCAGTTGCGGGATTCACACAGGACGAAATAAACGTTGAACAGAAAGAACGCTCATTGACCATTAGTGGTTCACATGAATCTAGAGACCGTGAAGTAATTCACAGAGGTATCTCTACAAAAGCGTTTAGGAGACAATTTAGACTTTCTGAGTATGTTCTAGTAACTGGTGCTTCACTAAAAGACGGTATCCTTGCAGTTACATTGAAGACGGAAATCCCAAAAGAGAAGCAGCCTCGTTCAATTAAAATAAGTTAATTGCGAGGAAAAAATGAAATTAACCGAAGCTAAATTAGAGTTCGGTTTGTTTGTAGGAACTATGATGTTAATGGTTCTTGCACTACAACCCTTACTGTAAAAACGAGAAGGGGGCGGGAAACTGCCCCTTTCATTATGTTATGAAAGCATATATGATTGCAGACCTGAACAATCCAACTTCCGTGAGATATACGGAGATTGCATTAGAGTCATGGCATAATAAAACCCCCCTTGACATTGAAGTCATTCAGTGTTATACTCCCGACACAATATCAGAATTAGAACCTCTCTATAACTGGCAACCATTGTTACATCATGGTCAAAAGGAACAGAAACAGTATGCGTCATCCACTGAAAAGTCTGGAGACATTACACACTGGCAGTTAATAAAGAAACGTTCAGAGTCTAAATCAAGATTCTACGTATTGGAACATGACTCATATCTAGAAGATGCAGACGAATTTAAACGACAGTTTGATTTTACTATGGAACATGGATTGTCTTATGCAAACCATGGACTCTACATGTCTTGTTATTCTTTTTCTAGAGTTGCAGCAATACATATACATGACTTGTTAACACAACGAGCATTTCCTTTAAATGGAGGCCCGTTTGGATGTGTAGAAAGATTGGTAAAAACATATCTAAGTGAAAAACCTGACCGCAAGGCAAAGTATACATGGATGTTACATCATCCAAATACAGAGGCAGTAAGTGTGGGATGGTCTGCCGAAGAAATGTTTCAAGCATATAATTTTAAGAAAAATGATACTCCCTTCAAACGTGCATCAACCCAGATTATATCCAAGTCTATGGGAATCACCCAAAATCATATAGGGTTGGATTTGTCATTAAGAAAAGGTTTTAAAATAATTGAATAAAAAGCTTGACAAACCCCGTTGAGTTTAGTATAATAGATGTATTGGTTGGGAATGACGTGACCACCCGCCTAGGGAAGTTTGTGACTTGACGGTGAGTAAGCGACTGACTCCATTAGACTGATTAACATATCAGTGATGGAATCGACATAAGGTGGAAAAGTTAAAAAAACAAAATCAATAGAATTCAAACTTACCGAGTTACAAATGCGTAACAGTACAGTAAGGAGTCTTCCCCCCTAGAGGGTTGAAGGAAAGAACACACTGATTAGGTGTCCCTCAAAGTAGCTTCAATCCTTGATGATGGGGGTTTTTTTTATCTTGACTTTTGTATTATCTTCCTGTATAATACAACATTAACTTAGGATTTTCTATGGATTTTTATACATCAATTGACCGTTACGGCAGCACCCTTTTATATCGTGGGTACTCTGGTGGTCAACGAGTCAAGAAACGTATCCCGTTTAAACCAACACTGTTTGTAAACTCTCGTAATAAGAACAACGTATCTGGTTGGTCTTCATTAGAGGGTAGACCAGTTGAACCCATTGAATTTGAGACTATGCGTGAAGCAACCGAATTCACCAAACGTTATCAACACGTGGACAACTTCAAGGTCTATGGACAAAACAATTTCATCTCACAATTTATCGCACAGAAGTTTCCGAATGATATAAAGTTCGAACGTGAACTACCTGTAATCACCACCATTGATATTGAGGTCGCATCTGACCAAGGATTCCCTGAACCTGATAAGGCAGACTATCCTGTTATCTCTATCTGTACCAAGTCCAGTAAAGAAGACTTCTTCCGTGTCTGGGGTCTAGGTGAATACACTCCCAAAGAAAACTGTATCTACAATCAATGTGACAATGAGTTACAACTATTGGATACATTCCTTGACTACTGGCAGAATCATGGGTCACCTGATATCGTCACTGGTTGGAACAGTAAGGGATTTGATATTCCCTATCTTGTTAACAGAACAAGAAAAGTTATTGGAGAAGAGTCCACCAAGAGATACTCACCTTGGGGTGTTGTATCCGCACGTACTGTACGTGGTAAGATGGGACACAAAGATGTGGAGACCTATGACCTTATGGGTATTGCACAGTTAGATTACTATGACTTGTTTCGTAAGTTTACACTCAACACTCTAGGTCAACAAGAATCATATCGACTTGACCATATCGCACACGTAGTACTTGGTGAACGTAAACTCTCATATGAAGAACACGGTAACCTACATACATTATATAAAGAAGACCATCAAAAGTTTATTGACTATAATATCAAGGACGTTGAGTTGGTTGATATGTTGGAAGAGAAACTGGGATTGATTACTCTTGCAATGACTATGGCATATCGTGGTGGTACTAACTTCGAGGAAGTATTCGGTACGACTACTATTTGGGATACAATCATTTATCGTATTCTTAACCTACAGAAGATTGCAGTACCATCCAAAGAAGAGAAACCCAAGGGTGACTTTGCGGGTGGATATGTAAAAGAACCCCAAGTTGGTTCACATGATTGGGTAACATCCTTTGACTTGAACTCCCTGTATCCTATGATTATTGTACAATACAATATGTCACCTGAGACTGTGGTAGATGGTTTAGTTGATACTGACGTAGAACGTATGTTACAAGGTATGACTAAGACCGATAGTAATTATGCAACTGCACCATCTGGTGTTCGTTTCCGTAAGGATAAGGAAGGTATTATTCCTAGTGTGATTCGACAGTACTATGCAGAACGTAAACAAATCAAACGTGAGATGTTGGACGCAAAACAAGAATACGAACAGACCCCAACAAAGTCCCTTGCAAACAAAGTTGCAACTCTAGATAACCAACAGATGTCTATCAAGATTCTTATGAACAGTCTCTATGGTGCATTGGGTAATCGATGGTTCAGATACTTTGACCAACGTGTTGCAGAGTCTATTACTCTTGCGGGTCAGTTATCAATTCTCTGGGCAGAACGTGCGGTCAATCATGAGATGAACAAACTTCTCAATACTGACGAAGACTATGTGATTGCAATTGATACTGATTCAGTCTATATGCGTATGGGTGACCTAGTCAACAAGTTCAACCCCAAAGACCCTGTAAAGTTCTTGGATAAGATTTGTTCCGAACACTTTGAACCTGTACTGACTAAAGCTTATGAAGTTCTTGCAGACTATACCAATGCATATGTCAATCGTATGGAGATGGGACGTGAGGTTATTGCAGACAAAGGTATTTGGGTTGCAAAGAAACGATACATTCTGAATGTACATAACAATGAGGGTGTCCAATACAAAGAACCAAAACTCAAGATTATGGGTATTGAAGCGGTCAAGTCATCAACCCCGATGGTTGTTCGTGATAAGATGAAAGAGATGTTCCACATACTTGTGAATGGTACTGAGTCTGAGACCCAACAGTATATCAGAAACTTCCGTAATGAGTTTTCCTCGTTACCACCTGAAGATGTATCGTTCCCTCGTGGTGTAAATGATGTCAAGAAATGGAAAGATACAAAATCTATTTACAAGAAGGGTACACCTATCCATGTGCGTGGTGCTTTGTTATATAACAAGCATACCAAAGGAATGCGTCATGAGGAAATCAAGAACGGTGAAAAGATTAAGTTCGTCTATCTAAAAGTTCCGAACCCGATAAAAGAAAACATCATATCATATCCGCAGAACCTACCCCGTGAGTTGGGTCTTAATAATTATATTGACTATGACAAGATGTTTGACAAGACATTCCTTGACCCACTTGAACCTATTATGGATGCAGTCGGTTGGACTGCTGAACCTCAGTCATCATTAGAAGATTTCTTCGCTTGACATTTTAAGGAGACTATGGTATTATATACACAATGAAATATTCACTTACAATCTTTCAAAATACTTTTGACAACAAGACCCACCGAACTATGACGTTCGATTCGTGGGAAAAGTTCGTTGTATTGTTAAGTGAACTATATGATAAAAAAGGAGAAAAAGGTGGTAGAAATTCTAGTCCTCTTATTAGTCCTGCTAATTATGTCACCGATACTACACGGTCTAATAAGAATGTTAATCGCTGGTCTGGTTGGTGCTGTCTTGACGTTGATGATTATATGGTACATACTGATTCCAATCGCAGTCCTGTTGAGTGCCTAAAACAACAACTACAAGAAAAGTATGGTCGATTTGAGTATGTGTGTTATAACACTGCATCATCTAGTAAAGACCAACCCAAGTTCAGATTAGTATTTCCCCTGACACGACAAGTTGATAGAAAAGACTTACCACACTTCTGGTTTGCTATGAACAAACGGTTTGAGGGTATGGGTGATGAACAAACAAAAGATTTATCACGGATGTACTATGTCCCCGCACAGTATCCAGACGCATATAGTTTTATGTTTACTAATGAAGGTGTGCATCTTGACCCTGATATGTTGATGGACAAGTATTCGTTTGTTGAACCACAAGGTAATACTTTCATGGATAGATTGCCACCTGAACTACAGAAAGCAGTCTTAGAACATCGTAAGAATTCACTAGATAACACAGATTACACTTGGACATCATATCGTGATTGTCCGTTCTTCCCTAGAAAGTTAGAACAAGAATATAGAAGTATTACTAATACTGGTTGGTATCATAAAATGTATCAGATTATGATTGCAGTAGCTGGTAATGCAGTTAGTAAAGGGTATCCTATTTCCGCATCTCAGATTGCAGAAATGTGTACTCAGTTAGACATGGAGACTGGTAACTGGTATGAGAACCGACCATTAAACAAAGAAGCAGACCGAGCATTGGAGTACATATATCGTAATGGATAAGTGGCAAGTAATACAAGGACGTAAGTCCGAGAAAGATAAAATACTATTGTACCAAGGAAAAGCCGTTTCTTTTCGTGACGTTGCAATGATGTGTATATTCTTCATGGAGAATGAAGACATACTATATCCACCATCCCGTGGTCTAAAAGGTGCGGAGATGTTTAAAGACTATATAAAAGAAGTGTTAGAAAACAGAAAAGTTCCTACGGATAGTAAATATGCGATTAGGAAAAACCACGGAGTTGTAAAAGTATGAGAATATTGATTACTGGTGCAGCGGGTTTCATTGGTTCACATCTTGCAGATAGTTTATTAGAAGATGGATTTGATGTTGTTGGATTAGACAACTATAACAACTACTATGACCCCGCACTTAAAAAAGACAGAGTTGCATACTTTGGTCATCAAGTATATAAGGCAGATTTAAAAGAGTTTGACGAAGTAGACCGTGCATTTAATAAGTTAATGCCAGATGTAGTCATTCACCTTGCCGCACGTGCGGGTGTACGTGACTCTGTTGGTAATGAACAGTTATATCACCAAGACAATATCATTGGAACACAGAACATTATTCAAGTATGCAAAATGTATAAGGTTAAGAAAGTTCTATATGCATCTACTAGTTCAGTCTATGGTGGAACACCTATCCCTAAAACAGGATGGGTTGAAGATGAGGTTACTGGTCACCAGTTGAATCCATATGCATATACAAAGTATTGTAATGAATGTCAGTTTAAAATCTCTGGACTAAACAATATAGGACTAAGGTTCTTTACTGTATACGGCCCTTGGGGTAGACCTGACATGGCATTATATCAGTTTGCAGATTCGATTGTTGCGGGTGATTCTATTGAAGCATATAACTATGGTAATATGAAAAGAGACTTCACCTATGTTGGTGACATTATCGAAGGTATTAAATTAACACTATTTGCTGACCTACCGTCTGGAGAAATCTTCAACATAGGTAGAGGTAAACAAGTAGAACTTATGCATTTTATTGATTGTATAAGTAAAGAACTGGGTAGAGATGTTGATGTAGTTCTCGCACCTCGACACCCCGCAGATACTCTAGAGACTTGGAGTAATACTGCGAAACTAAGAGAACTAGGATATAAACCCAGAGTAAACATTGAAGTAGGTGTTGAGGCATTTATTAGATGGTACAAAGATTATTACGGAGTAAATTAATGAAAGATGATGGTTTAAGAAATCTAAATCCTGACGGTTCACCTCAACAGGTGCAGACAAGACTAAAAATTGGTATTGTTGGTCATGGTTTTGTAGGGGGTGCAGTAGACTATGCGTTTACCCATCCTGAAATTGATATGTATTATGTTGACCCAAAACACAATACAACGATTGATGACTTGGTTGATTGGCAACCACATGTGTCGTTTATTTGCGCTCCAACTCCAATGTCGGATGATGGGTTTGTTGATGCGTCCATTGTAGAAGATGCAGTATTAAAACTATTGGAACATACAGAAGGTGGTGTTGTTGTCAAATCAACAATCACTCCAGATATTGTTGACCGTTTATATTCTTCAATCTTTGAAGATGACATCAAACGTTTGACTATCAACCCTGAGTTCCTGACAGAATCAAATGCAAAAGAACAGTTTGTAAATGCAGAGTATCATGTTATTGGTGGTCACCCTGACGCATGTCAAGGTCTTGCACAGTTGTATGATGTGTACAGTCTATGTACTGCAACAGAATATTTGTTCTGTTCTGCACCAGAAGCTGCATTCATTAAGTATGGAGTGAACTCATTCCTTGCAACTAAAGTAACATTCTTTAATCAATTATATGATTCTGCAATTGGATTTGGTTGTAATTTCCCTACTATTGCAAATGCAATCGGTAAGGACAAAAGGATTGGTGTTGGTCACACCCGTGTGCCTGGCTATGATGGTAAACGTGGATTCGGTGGTGCGTGTTTCCCCAAGGATACAAAAGCATTTACTTTATTCGACCCTAGCTTGACTTTAATTGATAAGTGTGTTAGTATAAACAATGAATTTCGTAATGGTTACGAATTAGATAAACGTGAGGAAGAAAATAATGTCAAGTATGATGGACAAGCTGAAGAAGAACAGCAAGATAAAAACGACAGCGATACTGTCGGAGAGTAAATTTTTTACAGAAACAGATATGGTGCCAACCGATGTTCCAATGGTGAACGTTGCGTTGAGTGGAAGTATTGACGGTGGTATCACGCCTGGCTTAACGGTACTAGCAGGCCCGAGTAAGCACTTCAAAACTTCATTTGCATTGCTAATGGCAAGTGCATATATGAAGGCAAAGAAGGACGCAGTAATGCTCTTTTACGATAGTGAGTTTGGTAGTCCCCAATCTTACTTTGAGCAATTCGGAATTGATACCTCACGGGTGTTACATACACCCATCGCCAATGTCGAGGAACTCAAGTTTGACTTAATTGGTCAACTTGAATCAATCGATAGAAAAGATGACGTAATAATCGTTATCGATTCAATTGGTAATCTCGCATCCAAAAAAGAGTTAGAGGATGCAATCAACGAGAAGTCGGTGGCAGATATGTCCCGTGCTAAAGCATTGAAGGGTCTCTTTAGGATGTGTACTCCATATCTGACCATGAAGAATATCCCTATGCTTGCCGTCAACCACACATATAAAGAAATTGGACTATTCCCTAAAGACATCGTAGGTGGTGGTACTGGTATATACTACAGTGCAGATAACATCTGGATTCTGGGAAGACAACAAGATAAACAAGGAACTGAGATAAAAGGTTACAGGTTTATCATTAATGTGGAGAAATCACGTTATGTTAAAGAGAAATCTAAAATACCTATCACAGTATCTTGGGAAGGTGGTGTCCAACGTTTCAGCGGTCTTTTGGATGTCGCTCTCGTTGGTGGTTATGTCGCTAAGCCTTCTAATGGTTGGTACTGTCGTGTGGATAGGGATAGTGGTGAATTGGTTGACCCAAGAGTTCGAGAGAAGGACACCCTTCAAGAAGAATTCTGGAAACCAGTCTTCGCAGATACCGACTTCGCAGACTTCCTCAAGTCACAATACTCAATTGGACTCGCACAAAAAGTAGACATGGAAGAGATAGCAAATGTCGAATGATATTGAGAATATGCTCAGTGAAAAGATTCACTATGAACTTGTTCCTTCGGATGACCCCCATGGATGGGATGTCCGAATACTAGAAGAGTATCCTGAAACGGTTATTACTTTTGGTGCAATCAAGTTTGTAGGAATCGATGATAGTGGAGACGATGGAGAGATTAGATTTGATTTCTCCATCAAATCCTCACCAGACCCAGAATTAACAACAGAAGACTTGACTTTTCAAGCATATGTTGGTACAATACTTAATAGCGTAATAGGTACAGCTATCGCAGAGGGAACTATGGTTGCACAGGATAGTGACTCTGGTCAAATTATGGCAACAGAAGAAACACATGAGGACTTAGAAGAATTATATAATGAATATCAATCTAGAACAGACAGTACTGCGGAATCTACTGACCAATGATGACTACATGCGGAAGGTTCTTCCGTTCATATCACCTGATTACTTTGATGGAGTCTACAAAGGACTATTCAAAGAAGTCACTAAATTTGTAGCAAAATACAACAAACTACCAACTCTTGAATCATTCAAGATTGAAATCGATGAAGAGAACTCTCTTGCGGATGACCAATATCGTTCCGCAATAGACCTTCTTCCTAATATTTTTACACCCGAATCTGAGAACCTTGAATGGTTAATTACACGAACTGAGAAGTGGTGTCAAGACCGTGCGGTCTATAATGCGGTAATGGAATCTATTTCTATTATCGATGGTAAACATGCAACAATGCAAAAGAATGCAATACCCGATGTATTGTCTAAAGCACTTGGTGTTACGTTTGATACTAATATCGGTCACGATTATCTAGAGAATGTAGATGGTCGTTATGATTTCTACCATGAACAAGAAGAGAGGATACCTTTTGACCTTGATTACTTTAACCAGATTACTAAAGGCGGTTTACCGAATAAAACTCTCAACATTGCACTTGCTGGCACTGGTGTTGGTAAGTCTCTGTTTATGTGCCATGTCGCTTCCAGTGCATTAAGTCAAGGACGCAATGCATTGTATATTACTATGGAAATGGCAGAAGAACGTATCGCAGAACGTATTGATGCAAACTTACTGAATGTTCCTATTGACCAACTAGAGAATCTATCCAAGACTATGTTCACAGATAAGGTTCAACAGATTGCCGCAAAGACTCAAGGTAAACTTATTATTAAAGAGTATCCTACTGGACAGGCAAACACGGCACACTTCCGTGCATTACTGAATGAGTTGAAACTCAAGAAGAACTTTGTCCCTGAGATTATCTTTATTGATTACCTGAACATATGTGCATCATCTCGTATGAAAGGTATGGGTGGTGCAATCAACTCTTATTCTTATATCAAGTCTATTGCAGAAGAGTTACGTGGACTCGCAGTTGAGTTCAATGTACCCATCATGTCTGCAACCCAGACTACACGTTCGGGTTATGGTAATGATGATGTTGGTCTAGAAGATACTGCTGAGTCATTCGGTCTACCCGCAACTGCTGATTTAATGTTTGCATTGATATCTAATGAAGAACTAAATAACCTTGGTAAGATAATGGTTAAACAGTTGAAGAATCGTTACAATGACCCGACACGTCACAATCGATTTACCATAAAGGTTGACCGTAGTAAGATGCGTCTG